GTTTCAGGTATCGCTGATGTAGAAATACAAGGAGCTAATGTTATAATAAGATCAGGAGCAGATAATCCAAGCGTTGGTATAACAATACAAGGTCTACGACAAGAAAATCAAAGAGGGGTAGGTAGCGAGTTTCAAATAGGAAGTAATTTAAATTGGATTACTTATAAAAACATAGTGTCTTTAGATTACTACGCTTATAGCATTGAAGGTGCAGCTGCAGGATTCTTAGGCGGTACTTTTATAAATTGTACAGGAGGTCAAAATGGTTGGGGTGGATACTCCGGAACTGTTCTTACAGGAATTTATCAAGATTGTAAAATACAAAAAAGATGTTTTGGAAGAAACGGTGCAATAGGTATTTCTTCACTTATAATAGGTGCCACACCTGATTCAACTGCTTTTGCCATGGAGTTAGGTCAAAATCAAGATAGAGGTTTTGAAGATAGTTTTGCATATAACTCAATATACAATTATGGAACTTTTGTAGATTGTATTGTTACTCCGGGATACTTAGCAGAGAATATGTTTGGTGTTCAGTCTGATGATGAAGGCGGTCAATATTTTGGTTGTGTAGCAGGAGAAAGTTCTTTTGGAACGAATTCAACTAATGTTTCTGCTTATTATAATAACTGTGCCGGTGGACCGGATTCTTTTTCACCTACTAGTTGTTCAACTACTGAAATACCAAAATACGATTTCTGTGTTTGTCATAGTACATTTATAAATTTCGGAGGTCAAACTACTACTTATTTCTCAGGTTTTAATATTCCATCTTCAGGTAGTGCTTCCCTTAATAACTGTATCGCATTAACCTTTGGATCATTTGGTACTGATTCTGTAGCATATAACTGTAGAGCTACGGGTGGAACATTTGCAGTTACAGGAAACGCAAAAGTTAGAAACTGTTTAGATAATACAAACACAATAATAAATTTAGGTTAACATGAAAAATTTTACTAAAAAAAATATAGAATCAGATTGGATAGAATTAATAAACTATCAACCTACTGAAGAAGAAAAAGCAATATATAATGACCCTAGGAGTACTCCTGAGTTAGCAGAAGCTATGAAAGAAATAAATAAAAAATTTTATGGAGAACCTTCTGCTGAAGATGTAGAAATGCTTGACCAATTATATCTAAAACTAATTGGTCCTAAGGTAACACCCACAGGTATGCAAATGCATGTTACAGTAGATGGTGTAAAGAAAAAAGGTGTTTTATCTTTTTCTACAGAGAACACACCTATGAGGCATATTAAATTTTAAAATATAAACTATGGCAACAATACCTAACGGACAAAAATTTCATACAGTAGCTTCTACTGTAGACACAGACAATAAGGGGTCTGCTCAGCTAAATGCTAAGAGAGAAGCCTTTACTATGCAGGATATAATTGATACTGTTGGTGGTGCTGCTTATAAAGAGGCTGTATTTTATCTAAATAGAAGTTTGACTACTTTTAGAGTTGAAGAATTATCTAACGATACAGGATTAACTTTTACTTGGAGCTCAACTAATGCTCAAACTCTTCATGCTGACGTAACGGGTGGAACTTTAGTTGATCTAAATAATGATATATATGCTTGGGGAACTTGTAGTAGTCCTTCTGTTATTTCAGGAAGTGATTTACAAATTCTTGGAGCTCAACTTCAATCATCTACGGTTGATGTGAGAGAAGCTAGAATTGCTGCAGACGGATCAGGTATTACTAGTGAAACGTCTTTCTCAGGATACCTTATAATTAGAAGAATAGTAGTAACCCCTTAAAATAAAAAAAAATGGCAGAAACAGTAGAAAAACATTGGTTTGAAACAACAGAATTTTCAGAAGAAATTTTAGATCTTATTATTCAAGCTTTTAAAAGATGGAATAAAAAAAATTATCCTGCATTATCTGAATGTGAACTTATAGATTTTGTTTTAGAAAATGATACGGATAATGTTTTAAAATCTGAAGTAATGGTGGCAAAAAAAATTAAAGACTTAATTTGTAAAAAATAATTAATTATGAAACAAGGATATAACGATAGACTCGATGAGTCGTTAGGAAGCAAGCACAAAGGTGCTCACAAACAATCTCTTAAAGATAGAAGAGATGAAAGTAAAGGAATGTCTAAAAAAATTAGTGGACATGCTTATGCAGGTAATCATTCAATGAAAGAAGATAAGAAATACCCGTCAAGCGTAAAAGGTCACCTAAGCTCACTTATCAAAAAGTAATGGGAAAGTTATTAGTAAAACTAGGTCTGTGGATGCAGGGAGTGTGGTGTAAATTTCAATGCAAGTGGAATGTATTAGTAAGTAAATTGCTTTTTAATATAGAGACTTGTCCTAACAAGTTATGCACTTGTAAGAAATAAAAAACTAAACTAAAAAATTATTATCTTTGTATAATATGAAACCAAGAAGACCTTCTAGAGGATTTGGAGATACGGTAGAAAAATTTACCACAGCTACAGGAATTAAAAAAGTAGTTGATACTGTTTCTAAAGTTACAGGTAAAGATTGTGGTTGTAGTCAAAAAAGGGATTCATTAAATAGAATGTTTCCTTATAAAAAAAATTAATAATATAAAAAAATGAGTTATCAAAAATTAAACCCTAATAGAGCGTGGACTGTTACACCGAGTGAACTTGCACCATTACCTGTTTTTATGTCAAAAGTTGCTACTGTGCAGGGAGGAGATGCAGTTTACTTTGGAGATACAGCTTTGGTTTTTGACCCTGACATGCTACAAGCGGGAGTTAAAACGGGTGATGTTGTTGTTGGAACTAATACAGGTAGGTCAGCAATAGTCGTAGGTGCATATGATAGTAATGGTATGAGTTTTTTAATACTTAATGGAGATCCTCAATTAGATAACGCAGAAGGTATTATTGTATATAGAGGGAATAATAGAGGTGCAATTCTTTATGTTGGTACTGCAGGAGCTGTTAAAGTATTAACTGCAGGAAATGACGAAGTAAGTTTTATAAATGTTCAAGGAGGATCTTTTATCCCTGTTAATGTTATTCAAGTTTTTCGACTAGGAACTACTGCTGAAGATATTTTAGCACTATATTAAAATTTTAAAAATATCTATTTATGCCAACAGGATGTGGAATAGGAATAGGAACACCTTTTATGCAATCTTCAGGAGTGCCTTTACCACCATTTCCATGGACTCCTGATTTTACACCTTTTCAATTTGAAGTTGCCGTAAATGCTACAGGTAATGGAGGTAGTGGAAATAATACCATTAGACTTCCTTTTAGACCTATAGTGGCTACTAAACAAGCTAGCCTTGCAGCAGGTTGGGCAATTGATGTTGATTGGGGAGATGGTCAAACAACTTCATACACATCTTTTCCTACTACAGATTTTGAAATAACTCACACATATGGTACTTCCATAAATAGAATAATTTCTATAAGTATGAACGCTGCAGCTACAGTAAATACATTAAAGGGTTGGAGTTATGGTAGTGCATCTAGTGTATATAATTCATATGATTCATATAAATTTTTAAGAGTTTTAAATTGGGGTATATTTGATTTTGCTGCCGATGTTATTGGTGATAGTGGAAATCAAGAAGACTATGATACAGCTAATTATTTTGCAGCTATATCAAATACTGTAGCATGGAAACCCACTTTTCCTCCACATATTAGTGGCACATCTTTAAGAGGTTTATGGAGCGGAGACTACAGAGCACGAAACGGTCAAGTTCCTACACAGCCTTTTACATGTCCCTACTTAAGTCAATGGGATACTAGTGGTGTTCAAAGTTTACAAGAAACATGTTCACTGAATTATGGGTTCAATTCAGCTCAACTTCCCGCTGCCCAACGAGCAGATTGGAGTGGAGTAAATGATTGGGACGTAAGCAATGTAACTAATATGAAAGAAACTTTTTATAGACAAATATCGCTTTTGGGTCCTGAAGTTGAATCTTGGAATGTTAGTAATGTTACTACTATGTTTCAAATGTTTCGAGAGTGTGAAAATTTTAATGGAAACATTAGTTCTTGGAATACTAGTAATTGTAAGAATTTTTCCTCTATGTTCCAACAAGCAACTATTTTTAATCAACCACTTGATTCATGGGATGTTAGTAATGCAGAATATAGCTTATTCCCGGATTTCAATAGAGGATTAAAAAGTATGTTTAGAGATGCAAGTAGTTTTGATCAATATCTAGGTAGTTGGGATGTTTCCAATAATTTTGAGTTTGATTTTATGTTTAGCGGTTGCACATCTTTTGGGACCGGAGCAGATAGAGGTTTAGGTAATTGGGTGTTTAGAACAGGAACTAGTGGATCACCTTCGGGAAGAGGGGTAAGTATGCAAAGTATGTTTGCTGCTTGCACGAACTTTAATGATGATATAAGCTCTTGGAATGTTTCTAATGTAAGTCGATTTGATGGTTTCCTTGGCTCTGCACAAGCTTTTAATAGAGATTTAGGTTCTTGGGACATGACAGGTACACATTTTGTGGGATCGGGAACAAATCAAGGTTCCGTATCAGGTATGTTTGCGGGAGCCACAAATGTTGATTTTGATATGTCATCTTGGGATCTTAAACAAACAGGAGTCGTATTTGGTTTTATGAATAATCCATTTAATGGTCCAACACCAAATGATCCTACATTAAGTGTTTCTAATTATGATGCTACTTTGGTAGCATTTGGAGCTAGAGTTCCATATACTCGTATACCTTTAAATCCACAATTTCAAAATAATTATTTTACTTTTGGAAACAGTAAATATACAGGAACTGATACAGCTGTAGTGGCAGGCAGAAACGCTCTAATAAATGATCTTGGTAACTTGCAAGACGGTGGTGCAGTATAGAAAAATAATTAAAAATAATTAGTTACCTTTGTGACTATGAAATATTGGACTACTAATAATACTTTAATGATCGAAGACTTAAGAATAACTTATTGTATAAAATAATGACTCTAGAAGATTTGAAAATATATCTGTTAAACACAAGCGTAATGGCACTTTCATTTACGCATATAGAAGCGACATTAAAAATAATATTATTAATTGCCACAATTGTTTATACAATTCACAAGACTTTTGTAAACTTCAAAAATCATAAAGATAAAAAGTAATGGCAAAGCTTCCGCTTTCAACTTACAATTTTCGTCATAAGAAAAAAAGACCGGGCATACATTCTAAAAATGCAAGTAAAGGTCAATCCGGATACAAACAAAAATATCGAGGTCAAGGAAGATGAGACAGATCGATAAAATTATATTACATTGTTCTGCCACACGAGAGTGTGATGATTCTGTAAATGCTGCTGTTATAGACAAGTGGCACAAAGCTAGAGGATGGAGAGGATGTGGATATCATTACGTTGTTTTAATTAATGGGAAAATTGAAACCGGTAGAATGATAGATGAGATTGGAGCTCATGTAAAAAATATGAACTTTTCTTCTATTGGCATTTGTTATGTAGGAGGAGTTGAGAAAGACGGTAAAACTCCAAAGGATACTAGAACACCTGAGCAAAAAGAAAGTTTATTGTTGCTTTTAAAAACATTAAAGAAAATGTTTCCTGAAGCAACTTTGCATGGACACAATGAGTTTGCAGCTAAGGCATGTCCTAGTTTTGATGTTAAAAAAGAATACCCAACATTATGAAAAAAATATTAGAAAAGATTTTTGGTGGAGCTGCTACAGGAGTAGCTGAAGGACTTGCCGGAATAGTAGATAAGTTTGTAAGAACTAAAGAAGAGAAAGATGCTTTTGAAAAAGAAATGACTGAGTTGTTTATGAAGCATGAAGCAGATATGGAAAAGAATATTACTGAGAGATGGGTGTCTGATAACTCAGCTTCTTGGCTTACTCAGAATGTAAGACCTTTAGTATTATTGTTTCTAGTGGTATCTACTGTACTTATGGTTTTTATTGATGCAGGTTTTATAACATTTAACGTTGAAGATAAGTGGACTGATCTTTTACAGATAACTTTAATTACTGTGATCTCAGCTTATTTTGGTGGGAGATCTTTTGAAAAAATAAAAAAAAATAGTAAAAAATAGTATATTTGTATTATTAATTTAAATTAAATAAAATGAGTAAAGAAGTACAATTAAACTCTGAAGAAGTAAAATTAACTGAAGAGGAATTATCAAAACTACAAGCAGCTAACGATCAGCTGACTAAAATTAAAGTAACAATAGGAGATTTCGAGGTAAAGAAAGCAGGGTTGTTTAAACAACTAGATTTACTTCAAGCAGACTTTGCTAAATTAGAAGAAGGCTTTGTTGAAAAATACGGAACAGATGCGGTTATAAATATTAAAACCGGAGTTGTTACAAAAAAATCAGAATAGCACCTACAATATAATACCTCTTGAAAGAGGTATTTTTTTTTAATTATCTTTGTTGTAAATCAAATTAACAATAAATGGACATTAGAAAAATTTCAATAGGACCTGATTATAAGTCGGGGGGAATGCATTATCTTGTTGGTCAACATGTTCTTAATGGTAGTTATACTATACATTTAATAAAATTTAATGCAGAGAAAGAAGCGTATCAGATTTATATAGAAGACTCTAATGAGCAAGAGATTTTATTGTGGAAACAATTTAATTCAACAATGCCAATATCTTTGGAGTACAATATAAATTTTTAAATTAAATGCAATCACCTAATCAATTTATAGTTGCACCGACTAATAATAGAAGGTACGACAATATCAAAACAATAGAGGGTCTAGAAATAATAATAGACACCTCTGAAGAATCAGCTTCCTTTTCTAATCGTGAAGCTGTTGTATTAAGCATACCTATTAATTATGACGGACCAATAGAAGAGGGAGATAGCTTGTTAGTTCATCACAATGTTTTTAAATATTACAACGACATCCATGGCAGAAGGCAAAGTGGAAAAAGTTTTTTTAAAGACGATAAATTTTTTATAGATGATACTCAGTATTATATGTATAAAAAAAATAATAAATGGTTTGCTGTTGAACCTTTTTGTTTTGTTTCTCCACTACCTGTAACTGAAAGCTACATATACAAACCTTTTACTTATGAACCCTTGATGGGTGTTATGAAATATACTTGTCCTTCTATTGATGCTCATGGTATTAAAAAAGGAGATATAGTTACGTTCATGCCTGACTCAGAATATGAATTTAAATTCAATGAAGAAAAGCTTTATAGAATAAGATCTAAAAATATTATTGCATATGAATCTCCAAGAAACTAAACAAAAAATAATTGTTGCAGGTTACAGAGCAGTAGAACAACTAATTAAAGTTGCTAAAGAAGATATTATAAAACCTGACCTCGATGATGATCTAGCAGCAGATAGACTTAAGAATGCTGCAGCTACAAAAAAATTATGTATCATGGATGCGTTTGAAATACTTACTAAGATAGAAGCAGAAAAAGAAGCTTTAGAAATGGGGTCAAGTAAACCTATAACAAAACAAGGATTTGCAGAAAGACGTTCTAAATGATCAAGCAAATAAAAAATCATATATCTAAAAATGTAATCTCTAATAAAAACAGAGGTCGCAGTTGGTTGTATGGTTATAATAAAAAATATGATGTAGTTATTATATCTAAGAGTGGACAGATAGGTGAAATAATAGAGATCTCTAATTTAAAGATTGCCCTGCCAAAAAAACCTAAAGAGGTTTATAAAAGAAACGAAAACAAACTAAAACAATATTGGGAAAGAAAAGAGCTTCCTAGAAACTTAGAAAAGATAAAATCTATTTTTCAATGGAATGAAATGCCAAACTCATTCAAGGATCAATATGTTGATTATATTGAAAATGAATTTGATTGCAGAGAGCAAGGCTATTGGTTTATGAACAGAGGGGTGCCTACATACATAAGTGGTTCACATTATATGTATTTACAATGGACCAAAATAGATGTTGGTTATCCTGATTACAGAGAGGCTAACAGAGCTTTGTTTCTTTATTGGGAAGCCTGTAAAGCAGACCCTAGATGTTTTGGTTTGATATACCTAAAGATAAGACGTTCAGGTTTTTCATTTATGGGTTCTGCTGAATGTATAAACACAGCTACTCTTGCAAAAGATGCAAGGGTTGGTATACTATCTAAGACAGGTGCTGATGCAAAAAAAATGTTTACAGATAAGGTTGTGCCTATATCTAATCGACTTCCTTTCTTTTTCAAACCTATTCAGGATGGTATGGATAAACCTAAATCAGAATTAGCTTATCGAGTACCTGCCTCTAAGATTACTAAAAAGAATATGCATGAGATGTTTGAAGATGACATGGAAGGTTTAGATACCACTATTGATTGGAAGAACACAGATGACAACTCATATGATGGGGAAAAATTATTATTACTAGTACATGATGAAAGTGGTAAATGGATAAAGCCAAATAATATTTTAAATAATTGGCGTGTTACAAAAACTTGTTTACGACTAGGTAGTAAAGTTATTGGCAAATGTATGATGGGTTCAACATCAAATGCTTTGGACAAAGGTGGTAATAATTTTAAAAAGCTATACGAA